TGTTGTTACTTGCAGTGTTGAACGAAAGCGCACTGCGGCCTACCGCCGTGTTGCTTGCGCCAGTGACGTTATCACGCAAAGCATTGTAACCGTGAGCAGTATTGTCAGAAGCTGTGGTGTTGCTTTGCAATGCGTAACGGCCTGTAGCGGTATTTGCTGTGCCAGTAGTGTTTGCATACAGCGATTGATAGCCAACGGCAGTGTTGTTGTCTGCGGTGGTGTTAAGTCGTAATGCATCACGACCTATTGCTGTGTTATAACTGCCAGTTGTATTAGTAAAAAGGCTAGTTGAACCAAAAGAGGAGTTATCTGAACCACTAGTTATAGCATATCCAGAACGTTGACCCATAGCTGTGTTATCACTAGCAGTATTGTTGTAAAGTGCTTCCATACCAAAAGCATTATTTTGTGTACCTGTTTGGTTACTATATAAAGCTCTATACCCAAGTGCATTATTGTTATTTGCTGTGGTGTTGCTGTAGAGAGCTTGACCGCCCATAGCCGTGTTATTGTCACCAGTTGTGTTAGAGAAAAGCGCACTATGGCCCACTGCCGTACTGAAACTATCGCCAGAACCGCCAGCTTGAGTGAACAATGCATCAACGCCAACCGCTACGTTTCTGTCGGTGACCGTGTTGGAGTACATAGCACCCCTGCCAAGTGCCACGTTTTCATTACCAGTGGTGTTTGAGTAAAGCGACCAATAGCCCAGAGCGGTGTTGTTAGATGCGGTGGTGTTGGAGCGGAGTGAATCAAAGCCTATGGCAGTATTAGAGTTGCCTGTGGTGTTACCTCTTAATGTGCCACCATTAAGATTTCCACCGACAGCTACGTTTCCAGTTCCTGTAGTGTTTTCATATAACGAATAATAACCAAAAGCTGAGTTGCTACCCGCTGTGCTGCTGTATAATGCACCCCACCCAAAGGCACAATTATAGTCAGCAGTTTGATTAGAAAATAAAGACTGATAGCCAACAGCGGTATTATTTCTACCAGTAGTTCCACTGTAACTCGCCTGATAGCCCACTGCTGTGTTGTTGGATGCGGTGGTGTTCAAAGCTAATGCAGATTTGCCGATGGCTGTATTATACGAACCTGTTGTTCCACTAGTATACGCACCATCTCCAAGAACAGAGTTGCTACTGCCGCTAGTATTTGCGTCCGCAGCTTGCCGTCCAACAGCAACATTTTGCGTGCCAGTTGTGTTTGCTTGTAGCGCAGATTTGCCAACTGCTGTGTTGTTGCTTGCGGTATTGTTTTCTAAAGCAGAAGTACCTAATCCAACATTGTCACTGCCTGTAGCGTTTTGGAATAAAACACCGCCACCTATAGCAGTATTGCGAGTGCCAGATGTGTTAGACGATAAGGCATTGTTTCCAACAGCCGTATTGTAATCACCCGACAAGCTGCCATCATCAAGCGCAGCATCACCCAACGCCACGTTGCCTGTGCCAGTCGGATAGTTACCGTCCAGCTTGATTGTGCCGCCGTCTACGCTGACATTGCCAGCTACTGTGAGGCCGTCTGTGACTGCCGTGCCGGTTACGTCAATGCCGCTAGAGGTAGTTTGAAACTTTTGACTACCGCCGTAATAAAGCAAAACTGCGCCAGCGGGTGCGTCTGCATAAAGAAACGCATTTGAACCGTCAGCGTTTTGCAAAATAAAGTCTTCAGCACGAACACGAAGGCTACCTGCGCCAGTGTCGGCTATGTAGCTTTGCGACCCATCGTGATAAATCTGCAAGTCAGACCCAGCACCAAACACGGCCTTGTCGTTGTCGCCGAAGGTCATGTCGCCTGACGATGCGAACGATGTACCGCTAATTTGTCCGGCAGAAAAATTGCCACTTGCATCACGGGAAACAATAGTGCTTGCCGTGTTTGCAGAGGTGGCATTGGATGTAACTGTAAATGTTGCGCCTTCGCTAGAAGCAGACCCTGAAAGACCCACACCGCTAACTGCGCCAGCAGCAACGTAGTTGCCCGACGTTTTTGTTCCCAGCGTTACGGCGTTGTCTGCGATACCGCCCGTGCCTATTTGCGGGCCTTCACCTGTCGTACCGTCGTGCGAGTGACCAGTTGTTGCGTTGAACGCTGCCTGAATTGCATCAAACTCTCCGTCAAGGTCAGAGGCGTTGATGACGTTTCCATCGGCTATGTTGTTTGGTGTATCGTTTCGGGTGTAACCTGTACCCATTTTTTATCTCCTCCCGTATGTTGCAAACTGTAAGGTTGCAGCATCGACGGTAAATACAGCGTCTGTATTTGCTCCTGTTGTTTCGTAAAGTATCGACACTGTAAATCCTGAACCTATTGTCGGCACTTCAAAGATTGCCTTTTGTTTAACCCCGAAAAGGGAAGTTCCGTAAATTCCGGAACCGTAGGTAATAGATGCACCCGCATCTGTACTAAGAATCGAATCTGGTTGCGGTGAAGCTGGCTGGTCAAAGTCAAACTTTAACGAGAATTCCAAATCAAAATCGCCGTTGACATCCAGATAGGTAGTCCCCTTGTAAATTGTTTTTCTTACTTCGGGGTCGCCCAGCGGAACAAACGGAGTAGCAAATGTCGCAACGATGTCAGTCCCGTCTTGTGTGTTGCCCTGTTCCATCTGGTAAACATACCCGTCCGAAGCAGCAAAGTAGATGCGTTCTGCAAACCCGTCGTACTCACTGAAGGTAACGTACGCATTGAATCCGCGAAGGTCGTTCCACGAAATGCCCTCTTGGAGTTGTGTTCCCGCTATTCCTTTTGCAGCACTGTTCGTGTACCCGCTGTTGAATCCAAAAATTCGATATTGGCTTTTTTCACGAATTACCGTGCTGTTAAATGTTGTGCTACTGGAGATGAGGTCCAGCATTTCGGTTTGAATTGGTTTCGAAACGACGCCAAGACTGAAGTCACCTACGCGGTCTGTTGCCGAAAAGAGCCGCAAACCGTCCGGCCCCAAAAACATAATGTCACCACCAATCTCCTGAATGGTGTCTTCAGCCACACAGCCCAAGTCCCGCGAGACTGGTTGCAACTGAAAGTCGCCGATGCTGTTACCAACAAGTCTGTTAATTGTGTTTTCACTAAAAACAATCAACTGGTCACGGAAAACAATAAGACCTGTGATAGTGTCGGCTATGTTTATTATACCACCACCACTTGCACTTGTAAAGTCATCATCTTCGTACGGGGCCGAAAAAACAAGGTTTTTGCCGTTTCCAAGAAAGATGTGGTTCTTGAAATTGACGATGTGGCTTGCACCAGAGGTGTCTGACGGCAGGGATGTTAGCTGTTCGAAGGTGGTTCCGTCGAATCTGAACGGCTTTCCCGTCGCATCGACAACCATGAACTTGTCCGTTCCATCAAAGTTGTACTTGAGGAATCGGATTTTTGTAGAGCCGCCAAGCGTGATGCCCGCGCTGCTGTACGTCGCGTTGTCCGTGATTTGTGTCCATCCGGACCCGCTAGACTTAAATAAATCATTACCCCGTGCAGCATAGACTTCCGCGTTGTACCTCAAAATGCCCCGTACGTTTCCTGAGTTGGTAAGGGCGTTACTGTCAAATTTATCGTATCCTTCGACACGGCGATAGCCACCAAACACTGACGGCTCAAAGTTGCGAAGAATGCGGGCAGACCCCGGAGCCTGAATACCCTGCTGGTAGGGGGACAGGTTCGTGATGAGTCCACCTTTGAACTCAAACGAATATGTTTGCCATCTATCCGGCATCTAAACCGCCCGTGCGTATACGTTTTCGTTTACAAGAAGAGTCCGCATGTGCTTCATTCCCTCTTCGAACTTGCGTAGGGAAAGGCTGGCGGACTCTAGGTTGTCTCTGAACATGTAGGCGTGATACATAGCCCCGTCAACAATGACGTGTTTAAAGCGAAACGGAATCGTTGGTACGTCGTCGTACGTTTCCAAATCTGCCGGAAACATAAAGAATTCGTATTCGATTGTGTACGCCTTGTCTGGCATCGGAACCACAATGATGTCGCCGTCTTGTGAACGAACGATGTGTTCAGGAGCAGAACCCTTTGTTGTGTCCGTTTCGTACTCTTGGTCGATGTAACGGTCAACGTATTCGTCGTACGACATCTGTGTCAAGTGTTTGGCTGAACCGATACCGACAGCAGTGTCACGGGCCAAACGAACCGTGTCGAAATCAGTGTACTTTGCATTCTCCGGAAGCGGATACCGCAGTTCGCCCGCTGTCAAAACGATGTCGTCTGTGTTGTGGTTGAACGGCCAGTTAAAATGCTTTTGGTTGATGTCGCGGATTGCAGAGTTGATGCTGTCTTTGATTTGTGCGTAAAAGCCAGAAGCACTGCTAAAATTGCTTGATGTCAACTCCGTCTCGTTGAGGCGGCGACAAACTTCGTTTGAAAGGGAAAGGTAGTTATACGCCATTAATTTTTCTCCACAACACGAATTCGAACTTCTTGTTCGCGGATTGTAGCGTCACTTGCTGTCATGCGGCACACAATCTTGTACGTCGTAAAAGCAGTACCGCTGCCCAAATAAATTGTGGCAACGGTGGTTGTGTTGGTACGGCTCACTAGTTGAAGACCGTTTACAATTTGGCTGTCGGACCAAGTTTGCAACGTACCGTTTTCATCGTAAATTTTCCAGACAAGTGACGAAATGGTATCACCGTCAAGAGCCGGACCCCAGTTGATAGAGTAGTCTAGCTGGTCATCAGGGTCTTTATCAGGCCATTTGAGAGACATCGTTACGCCGCCCTTCTGTGGTTACTTGTTTGTTTTGGTAGAACACTAACCATACGTGTTCTGTCGTATGCGTCTGCTGCTGCTCCTGTATCTACCGAACGGAGTAAAAGCGCAAAGGGAACAACACTAACCATACGTGTTCTGTCGTATGCGTCTGCTGCAGCCCCGCTGTCTACTGAACGGAAGATAAGCGCAGATGGAATTACGTGGACTGTGTTTCGTCTGTCGTACGCTGATGCGGTAAATACTGTAACTACGCCTGTTGCAGTAATTGTTCCGATAGATACTGTCGCAGAGACGCTATCGATTGCCTCGCTGGTTTTTGGTTCGATTGTGCCCAGTGAAGCTGTAGCACTGACGCCTGTGAGGGGGTCAAACGTGACTACAAAGTTTAGTGTTCCGTTTACTTGCCCTGTAGCGGATACGCCTGTAATCGGAACCCGCTTAATCGAACGGATGCTCCAGTTATCATTTACCGCAAACGTAGCGGATACGCCGGAGACTTTTTCGTCTATGTTTACTTGGATTGAACCAAGTGAAGCTGTAGCAGATACGCTATCAATTGCTTCGGATGTTTTGGCTTCAATCGTGCCAATCGAAACCGTTGCAGATACGCCAGACACATCTTCTGTGATGTTTACCTGAAGTGTGCCAAGTGACGCAGTAGCGGATACGCTATCCAGAACTTCTGAGATGTCAATCTCGAATCCTGTAACCGCAACGGATGCGACGGTTGTAGTCGCGCTGACTCCAGTTAATGCAACATTAGGCGTTACGATTCCGTATCGCGGGGAGCCATAAACACCAGTTCCATAAAGTGCATCAGAGGAATCGTAGAACGCCATGTTCTACTCCCTATGCAATACGAATGATAGCGTTAGAGGCGTCAGCAGCAGGAAATTCAATAGTCAAGTCACCAGCAGTGGCGGCAACAGTGCCACCAAAGTCGATAACGGCGACTGCACGGTTTGCTTTTGACGAGTTGTAGATAATACAGCCGTCAGCAGAAACAGTGACGTCAGCAAACACTTCGTCAGTAAAATCAAGAAAAGCGGTTGTGCCGCTGGTTGCAATAGTCGCACCGTCGAGGTTCTGACCACCAGTAGTGTAGTTTGTTCCAGACGCTTCGTCAGAGTTGCCTGTTACATCAGAATAGTTGGTGGTTGTTGCATTGTACGTGCCAGTTGGTGTGGCTTTAATTAACGCCAATTTCAGCACGTCGGTGTCGAGGTCGTGTGTGCCGCCCAAAAGTTCAGACTTGAACGACGTACACATCGCAGTTGTGATTGCCATTAGGTTTTCTCCTTCTAGGCGAGGTTACAGTGCGGTTTCGTAATACTCTTCAAGAGAGATTGAAATATTCACCGAACTGGTCGCACTAGCCAATCCGCGAATCTTGTCGTTTTTTACCAAGAACAAGGGGTAATCAGTAATCTGAAGCAACGAGTTAGCCGGAAGTTCGACAGCTTCTGCCAACGTGTAAAAGGTTGTTGTGGCGGCGTCGTACCAATCAAGGCTAAATGTAACTGCGCTGCTAGACTGATTGTTTACATAGATGCTGTTGATGTCAGCGTTAAATCGGGCAGGAACAGTGTAGATGTCTTGGTTCGATGTGCCTAGCTGTGCAGCAAGGGTGCGTTTTTTGCGAACTTCCATCTTACGCCCCGTTAGTTAAATCAAAAAACATCAAACTTG